GCGGAAATATGGCGCAGGGCTATTGAGCAGAAGCCTAGTCCAAGGGATGGGATTAAGTACACGAGGTTTGCGATTGTACGGAATACCAACCCTATGTTGAGGACGACGACGTTGAAGACTTGGTTAGAGTTGATGCCTGAACACGTTTGGGGTCCGGTAAAGTATTCGCCGCCGATTTGTCATCATATTAAGTTACCGCCTCGTGATGGTGCGGCTGGCATTGACTGCGAGGTTATCTTCTTAGCTTTAGATGACCCGAAGGATGTTAGGAAGCTGTTGTCTTTGGAGTTGACGGGAGCTTGGGTTAATGAGGCTAGGGAGTTACCTAAAGCGGTTATTGATGGTTTGACGCATAGGGTTGGACGTTTCCCGACCAAGGCTGACGGTGGACCTACTTGGCATGGGGTCATTATGGACTCTAATCCAATGGATGATGACCATTACTGGTATCGCTTGGCTGAGAAGGAAAAGCCCCGTGGTAAGTATGCGTGGGATTTTTTTAAGCAGCCCGGTGGTGTTGTGGAAGTAGGCATTGATGAATTGCCCGACACTATGCCCGAAGCTCAAGGGTTTATTCATCAAGCGGGTCGATGGTGGAGAACCAACCCCAAGGCTGAAAACGTCAAGAATTTACCGACGGGATACTATGAGCAGCTTCTGGGTGGTAAGAACCTAGATTGGATTCAGTGCTATGCTCAAGGCAAATACACGTTTGTTCAGGAAGGTAGACCTGTTTGGCCTGAGTACAACGATAGTTTGATGGCGGCTGACCTAGAGCCTGACCCGGAGTTGCCTGTGCATATTGGCTTGGACTTTGGTTTGACCCCGGCGGCTATCTTTGCTCAGAAAATGGGGAACGGTAGATGGCATGTGTTGCATGAGCTTGTGACGTTTGACATGGGGCTAAATAGGTTTGCGGAGATGCTCAAGAGCGAGTTAGAGGCGCGGTTTCCTAGATATGAAACGATGATATGGGGTGACCCGGCGGGTATGCAGCGTGATCAGATATTTGAGACTACGGCGTTTGATCATTTAAAAACCTTGGGAATGTTAGCCCGACCTACGGCGACGAACGAGTTTAGAACTCGGCGGGAAGCTTTGGCGATACCGATGGGAAGGTTGATAGATGGTAAGCCCGGTTTTTTAATTAGTCGTAAATGCAATCGTTTACGCAAAGCTTTAGCTGGTGGGTATCACTTTAAGCGTGTGGCGATTGGTGCGGGGCAAGAACGGTTTAGAGATACGCCGAACAAAAACGAACACAGCCACGTTGGAGATGCGGCGGGGTATTGTTTGCTAGGTTCTGAGCATAGGATTATGACTAAGGCCCCTACTCGCGGTCGTGTAGCGACGACGCAAGCGAAGGTTTTGGAGTTCAATGTTTTCGACTGAAGAACTCAACCGAGTTATGCCGCTTGATTATCCTCGACATAAATTGGTTAACTGGTCCCCGGCTCACTACCTGATGTGTGACCTCAATGACTTTGATGTAAAGATTGCGGCTCAACACGAAGATTATCTTTCTGTTCTTAGCCAGTACGCCCATGCGGGGGTTGCTTATACCGGGATCGGTGAGGGCAAAGTCTATGCAATGTTTGGGATCTACGAGTATTGGAAGGGCAGTGCTGAAGCATGGCTTATTCCTTCAAAGCACATAGGTCGAAAAACGTTGTCATTCCACCGCACCGCTTTGCAGTTTTTTGAGCTAGCAGCGAACAGAATGGGAATAAAAAGGCTACAGTTCATAATACATTCTGACAACGTTCCAGCAGTCAAATGGGCTGAAAGGTGTTACTTTGAATACGAGGGGACCATGCGACGGTATGGGCCTGATGGTAGTGACTACAAAATTTATTCGAGGTTATTCTAATGGGCGGTCTTTTTAAAAAACCTAAAGCTCCACCACCTGATCCAAGGGTCGAGCAAAATTTACGAGAACAAGAGATTCAAGCGGAACAAGACCGAATTGATAAAGGTAAGCGTATAGCTGCACAAGCTAGTTCGCGTGTAACTGGTGGAACTCGTAGATTGATGGCTGAAGGTGTTACCGCCGGGACGCAAGGTCGAAATACAGCAGATTCATTACAAACAACGTTAGGACGTAACCCAAGGTCTGGCTAATGAAAAAATATATACGAAACCCTAAATTCAACGAGGTGCATGATGTACGGGGCAAAAAAAGGCAAGAAGCCATTGAGCAAGAAAATGAACAGCAAGACAAACAATCTTCGCAAAAAGATGGCGAGTAAATATGGTAAAAAAGGCGTTTCAAAGTAAAGAAGGTGGCTTAAACGAAAAAGGGCGAAAAGCTCTTGGCATGGGTCGCAAGCTTAAAACTGGAACAAACCCGAGGCGGGTTTCATTCGCGGCAAGATTTGCTGGCATGAAGGGGCCAATGAAAGATGAAAAAGGTAGGCCCACAAGAAAAGCTCTAGCTCTAAAGGCTTGGGGCTTTGGTAGTGAAGAAGCTGCTAGAAATTTTGCAGAGAGGCACAAGCAAGCATGAGCTTAACAGAAAGACAAAAAAAGACGCTTGGAAAACACAAAAAGCATCACACCGAACGACATATGCGAATGATGCGTAACCTTATGGGTAAACAAGGAAAGACGTTTACCCAAGCTCACAACGCAGCAATGAAAAAGGTTGGCAAGTAATGTTAGACGTCAAAGAAATAAAAAAGCGATATAAAAGGGCTGAAACGCATAAAGACCAGTGGAGGTCTATTTACGAAGAAGCTTATGAATATGCTTTGCCTATGCGTAACCTGTACGACGGTTATTACGAGGGTAATGTTCCCGGTCAAAATAAAATGAAAAGGGTGTTTGATAGCACGGCTATCCACTCAACGGCCCGGTTTGCAAACCGTATACAATCCTCCCTGTTCCCACCACAACGTCCGTGGTGTCGGCTTCAGCCGGGCCAAGAAATACCCGAAGAAAATAAAATAGAAGCTCAACAAGCATTAGATTTTTATACGGAAAAAATGTTTGGCGTTATGGCGCAATCTGGGTTTGATCTTGCTATGGGTGAATTTCTACTGGATTTAGCAGTAGGCACGGCGGTCATGCTTATACAGCCGGGAGATGAGATAACACCTATAAGATATACCGCTGTTCCAAGTTATCATATTTCTTTTGAAGAAGGGCCAAACGGTACGGTTGATACGGTATATCGTAAGTTCAAGCGGCCTTTTAACGTTATTCAGCGCGAATGGCCTGACGCAAATATTCCTGACCATATTGTAAAAAAATATGAAGAAGATCCGACGCAGCCATTGGAAATGATTGAGGCTACTTATACCTTAGATAATCAAATACACTATTGCTTGATTACAGCCGAAGAGGACTTCAAGCTATTACACCGTGAACTCAAATCTTTTCCTTGGGTTATCTCCAGATACATGAAAGCGAGTAACGAACGGTATGGTCGTGGCCCCGTGCTATACGCTCTACCCGACATTAAGACATTGAACAAAGTTGTTGAATTAACTTTGAAAAACGCCAGCATTAGTATTGGTGGTGTGTTTACTGCGGTTGATGATGGTGTTTTAAATCCCCAGACAATAAGCATCGTGCCGGGCGCAGTAATAGGCGTTAGCTCGAACGGTGGACCTCGAGGACCATCCTTACAACCCCTACCCCGCTCGGGCGACGCCAACCTCACACAGATTGTAAGCAATGACTTGCGTATAAACATCAAGAAAACGTTGCTAGACGAAAGCTTGCCGCCTGATAATATGTCGGCTCGGTCAGCTACAGAGATCGTCGAAAGGATGAAAGAGTTATCTCAAAATCTGGGTAGTGCTTTCGGTAGATTGATTAGCGAGACTATGTTTCCAATCGTGCGTCGTAGCTTAGAGCTTATGGATGAAATGGGCATGATAGAGCTACCTCTAAAGGTAAACGGGCTACAAGTGAGCGTTATACCTCAGTCACCTTTGGCTATGGCGTCTAACATGGACAAGCTCAACGAGGTTATGCAGTTTATGCAGATATCTCAGATGATGGGGCCACAGGGACAAACATTATTGAGAATGGACAAAGTGGGTGATTATTTAGCCGATCAGTTAGGTATCCCGGCTTCACTTAGAACGACGCCACAAGAGCGTATGCAAATGCAAGAAGAGATGATGCAGATGGCACAGATGGCAGCGCAGCAACAAGGCGTATTGCCGCCTGAAGGAGAACAGGAACAAATGCAATGAGCCAAGCAGAACGTATTCGAAGCATCAACTCTCCCGGCTGGGATGGAGTAGATTCTTCAGTAACACATTTAGAAATGCCCAATAGCGCACAGCGGGATATAGATATTCAGTTTAAAAGATGCTTTGACTCTGAGGCTGGTAAAAAGGTTTTAGAGCATTTGCGTACAATTACTGTAGATCAACCAGCGTGGTTGCCGGGTGCTGACCCTTCTTTTGGATACGCACGGGAAGGTCAGAATAGTTTAGTGCGTGAAATTGAGCAAAGGATAAAACGAGCGAATGAGCGAGAGTGACAACCAAGAAGCCCAAGGGACAACCGAAGAAGTAGCGGCCCCCGATGGTTTGATGGCCGCAACAGCTTTAGAAGAAGAAAAAGCGGTAGAAGAAGGTGAAACCATAGAGCATCGTGTAGATGCAGAGCCAACAGAAGAAAGCGAAGAGCCTGAAATATATGACAGGCCCGACTGGTTTCCCGAAAAGTTCTGGGACGAAAAAGAAGGCCCGGACTTAGAAAACATTGTTAAATCGTATGAAGAGTTACAAAAAAAGTTTTCTCAAGGTCAACATAAAGCCCCGAAAGAATACGATACTGAAGTTCTAACTTCTGCGGGGTACGAGGCTGATGACCCTCTTGTTTCAACGTATCTAGACTGGGCGCAAAAATATGGGGTCAATCAAGCGGCCTTTGATGAACTCGCTGGGTCTATTACTGGTATGGCTGGTGAGGATATGAAACAAGTGGAGATAGACACGGCTAAAGAACGTGAAGCCCTTGGCCCTAACGCTGATGCTATTTTAAAATCCAATATTGATTGGGCTGATGGCTTGGAGCGCAAAGGGATTATTTCTGAGGCTGAAAGACAAGAGTTGAATTTCTGGGGCGGTACTGCGGTCGGGCAAAGACTTATGCAAAAAGTACGATCCATGACTGGAGATATGTCCAAAATACCAGTTGCAGAAGTTGCTGAATCTGGTGTTAGCGAAGATGATTTCAAACGGTCTGTGCAAAGTAAAATGGCTGATCCGCGTTATGGTAACGACCCGGCATTTACTCGTGCAGTAGAAAAAGAGTTTGAACAAAGATACGGCTAGTCTGTAGCCGTAACACAGGAGTTTTCACTGCTTTCTCCTGACACTAGCCCTCGCTCAGTCTTCCAAGCGAGGGCTTTTTATATGTACAAATACCACACCTAGCATCTAATATGTTTACAAGCTACAGCTTGTAGTATATCCTATGCGTGACAGATAACCTTATGGCCTGTCTGGTTTAGAGAAATCTAACGGGCGTGGACGTATCCACGAAGCCAGAGGCCGGAACTCCCGACAACCTAATACGGCGACAAATTTAACTGGTTCAATATAGGAGCTATTAGAAATGTCTACGAACCTAAGTCCAGCGTTCGTTCAGCTATTTGAAGCGGAAGTTCATCAAGCATATCAAGGTGCTGCTGTTCTCCGTGGGGCTGCGCGTACACGCACAGGTGTTGTTGGGGACACTGTAAAATTCCCAAAAGTTGGTAAAGGAACTGCATCAGTCAGGGTCCCCCAGACCGATGTTGTCGCAATAAATTCAGGTTTTTCACAGGTAAACGTGAGTCTTACTGACTATGTGGCTGCTGAGTACAGCGATATATTTAATCAGCAAAAAGTTAACTTTGACGAACGTCAAGAGTTGGCTCAAGTTGTTGGTAATGCTATCGGACGCCGCGAAGACCAAATCATTATTGATGCACTAAATGCCGCATCAGCGGGATCAACAGTGGCTAAAACTGTTGTGACTTCTGGTTCAGCCGCATCATCAAACTTGAACGTTGGTAAAATATTAGCGGCGAAAAAAGCTTTGGATGCGAAAAACGTTCCAGCAACTGATCGTCACTTTGTAATTCATGCTAATAACCTAGCTGGTTTGCTCGGTGATGAACGTGCGATTTCGAGTGACTTTCAGACGGTCCAAAATTTAGTAAGTGGAAGCGTTGATTCCATGCTAGGTTTTAAGTTCCATATTGTAGGTGACCGAGATGAAGGTGGCTTACCGTTAGCAACGGCTGATAGAACTTGTTTTGCTTTCCATCGTTCAGCAATCGGTGTTGGTGTTGGTATCGCTCCAAAAACAGAAATCAACTACATCCCTGAGAAAACGTCTTTTCTTGTAACTGCAATGCTCTCAATGGGCAGTGGCGTTATAGATGTTGACGGTCTCGTTGATGTTGTCTGTGCAGAGTAAGGAGAGATAACATGGCATACGCAGTAACAGGTCTAAACCCTATTGGGGGTCAATCAAAAAAAGGTAGTAACTCAGCTATGTGGTCTTACACATCAGCCGATACTATCGCCACTGTTAATTCGGAAGGGTACTTCAATGATGCTTCTGAAATTTTGGCAGTCGGTGATGTGATTTTTGTCTATGACAATAACACGCCTACAATGTCGATTGCTATGGTTGCTAGCAACGCTGCGGGCGTTGTTGACGTAACTGACGGCACAACGGTTGCAATGACCGACTCGGACTAATCTGGTTGGGGGCGGTTACGCCCCCTTCCCTAACTCAAGGAGACACTTATGGCCTCTGGCGATACCAACGTAGGTATATGTAACAAAGCCCTTATTTTCCTTGGGGCTAATTCTATTACTAGTTTTACGGATGGTTCAGCGGCTGCGGCTGCTTGTAACGCTATATATGACGAAGTAAAGCTTTCAACCCTAGCAATGTATTCTTGGTCATTTACTGTAGCTAAATCCACATTAACGAGACAAGTTACCACGCCGACCTCTGAGTGGACGTATCAGTTTACTTTACCCTCTGACATGCTCACGGGTGTACCTCGAGCGGTAAGAGCTAGTACTACGGCGGGTTCTCCTCTTATAACTAATTGGGAAATTGGTCAGTCTAGCACGGGTGGCGCAGTTTTATTTTCAGACGAAACATCCATCACAATAGATTATCAAAAGTCCATCGGTGAAGGTAATATGCCGACGTACTTTGTAACACTCCTAGCTTATCAGCTTGCGTGGCATTTGGCTGAAACAATTACAGATCAATCTGCTAAATCTGATTTGTGGAGAGGAATAGCGTTAGGCTCCCCAGCCGAGGGTATGCGTGGCGGTTATTTTAGACAGGCCGTAAGTATTGATAGTGCGGGGCAAACACCTCAAGTAATCAGTGATTATATGTTGACGGAGCTTCGTGGTTGAGTTCATTCAAAGCATATCAAGCAAGTTTCACAGGTGGGGAAATGGACCCGCTACTGCGTGGTCGTACTGACTTACAACAGTATTATTCAAGTGTGGCTATAGCTGATAATGTGCTTTTTGAACCTCAAGGGGGATTTTCTAGACGGCCCGGTCTAAGATTTTTACTAGATATAACTGCTGATAATCCAGCTTCAGGTGTTTTGCTTATACCCTTTGAGTTTAGCACAACACAAAACTTTATGATTGTTGCAAGTGTCTATGCATCAACAACAATTAGATTTCGATTTTTTGCAGATCAGGTATTGCTTACAAACATCAACGGCTCAGGCAATAGCTATTTAGATTTCAATGTTGGTACGCTGTTCGGCGGCGGGTCAATAGATATGGATAAAACATATTTTACTCAATCCGCTGATACGTTAATTATAGTAAATGAGAACTTTGAACCTTTTAAAATTTTGAGAGGGGCAAACAATACAACGTGGACAGCCTCAACTCTCAGCTTAAAAAAACCTAAATCTGGTTTTACTCTTAGCACTTCAAACCCAGCGGGAACAATTACGGCTTCTGCTGTTACGGGTGCTATAACAATAACAGCAAGCTCAAGTGTATTTACTTCTTCGCACGTTGATCAGTTTATCAATGTTTTAAACGGTTTTGGTCGAGCTAGAATAACTAAACAAAACTCTGGAACTGTTGTAGAGGCTGTTACAGAAATACCTTTCTTTGGCACAACAGCTATTGCTAATGGAGATTGGGAGCTAGAAACGGGCTATGAGGATGCTTTTAGCTCAACAAGAGGTCATCCAAGAACGTGCAGCTTTCACGAAGGACGCTTATACTTCGGCGGTTCTGCTGCTGAACCCTCTACCTTATTCGGGTCAAAAGTCGGTGATTTTTTTAACTTCAAGCCCGCCGAGGGCTTAGATGATGACGCTATCAAGGTAACGCTTACGACTGATAGTGTGAACGCTATAACGGCTTTACGTTCTGGGCGTGACTTGCAAATCTTTACGTCTGGTGCAGAGTTTTTTGTTCCTCAAGCGGATCTTGATCCTATTACACCATCAAACATAACTGTAAAGTCAGCAACCCGTCGAGGTTCTAAGTTTGGTATAAGACCACAAGCTGCTGAAGGCGGCACGTTATTTATTCAACGTCAGGGAAAAGCTCTACGCGAAATGTTATTTAGTGACGTAGAATTAAGCTATGTGGCTAACAATGTGTCGTTGTTAAACTCTCACCTACTCCTAGATCCGCAGCGTATGGCTTTGAGAAATGCCACCGATACCACGGAGGGTGATTTGTTGATGATCGTCAACGGCACAACGACGACGGGCTATAGGGCGGCGTCTGTTGGGCTAGCGGGTACAATCACAGCCTATATGCTTAATAGAGCGCAACAAATTGTCGCCCCGGCTGTATGGACGACTGACGGTGTTTTTTGTGATGTAGGTGTAGATTTAGACACAATCTACACAGTTGTAAAAAGAACTATAGGTGGTGCTACAAAATACTATCTAGAAGTATTTGACGACGACAGAACAACAGACTCAGCAATTCAGTATTTTTCAGGGGCAACAAGTCCAGACCAATCTTTGCCGGGTAGCACTACAGCGGGAAGTCTTTCACACTTAGAGGGTAAAACCGTTAATGTCATTCGAGATGATATAGTTGATACTAATCAAACTGTAAGCTCTGGCAACGTAACACTAGCCGCAACTGCTAGTTCATATGTTGAAGTTGGTTTAAATTTTAGTGTTGAGGTAACGACCCAGCCTGTTGAGCTACGGTTACCAACAGGCTCTATGCAATCAACTCTTCGGCGTATTCTAGAAGTTAGCCCGGTTATGTATCAAACCCAAAACCTGACCGTGGCGGGGCAAGAAGTGCCAACACAAGAAACTGTTTCGGGTTCTGGTGGAGTTGTTGCATTTACGGGCATTAAAACACTAGAGGGGTTGACTGGTTATTCATTAGGTGGACAGGTCACAATTTCTCAAAACCAACCTCTCTTTATGACAGTTTTAAGTCTAGATTATAAAGTGAGTACCGGACAATGAGCGCACCAATTTTTCAAATGATAGGATCAGCTTTGAGTGGCCTTGCACAAATACGTCAAGCACAAGCTCAACAGGTTCAATATGAAATCAAAGCTAGAAACGAAGTTATTCAAGCTCGTACTGATGCTGTTAATTACAAAAAAGAAGGCAATGAGCGTATGCAAGAATTACTTGTTGCAATGTCTAGTTCCGTTGCTCGAAGTGCTGCGGGTGGATTAGACCCTTACGCGGCAATGGAAACGAAAGATTTAATTAACCTCAACTCAATGAAAATGGCTGGTATGGATATAAGAAGTCTTAACTTAAATTCTGAGAGCGCAATCTTACGCGGTGAATCTAATGCTCAATCGGCTAGATTAGCTGGAGATGCCGCTGTGAGATATGCCAAAGTAGCGGCGGTTGCTAACGTTGCTACTACTGCGGGTGATGTCATGGCAAGTGGCTTACCTATAATACCGGGTGGTAGCGGTGCTAGCGGTGGATCTGGTAAATAAAATGGCAGAGAGTGTACGATATCAAGGACGCCGGGTAGCACTTAGAATACCTGATGCACAAGCGTTTGAAGCTCAAGCGATTGAGCGTGGCATGGGTCAGCTACAGCAGTCCCTAAACCGTATGACTAACTTCTTTGCAGAACAAACTCGTATACAAGCTAAAATACAAGGTGAAGAGTACGGAGCGGCTAACGCTCCTACTATGGAGCAAATACAAGCAGCTAGAGAAACAGGTGAAGAACTTAAATTACCCGGTAATAATAATACATTATATGGTCGTGCTGCCCGACAAGCTGCGGCAACGGTTGTAGCTTCTGAGTTAGAGCTTGCTGCAAAACAAGAAATGAATGCTGCTATATTAGACTTTGAAACGAGAGAGGCTAACCCGGCTGGCCTCCAAGATAAGCTAGATGCAATTATTCAAGGATACTCATCAACTTTTGATGAAAGCGTTCCTTCTATGGCTAGGAGCATGAAAGCTAAGTTAGCTTTGAGTGCAAATAGTAAATACACAAGCTACCACAGTTCATACATTACAAATCAAAAACAAAAAGCAAAATCGTCTTGGATGGCTTCGGCTCAATTAGATTTAGAAAACATGGATGAATTGCTACAAGTTAATCTTACTGGTTTAGATGCAAACGGTCAGATTGAAGCAAAGTTTGTTGATGCTGACACACTAACATCATTGAAAGCAAATAAGCTTTCTGAAATGCAAGCTAGAGATTTTAGCCCTTCAGAGATAAAAGGTTGGAGTTCTGCGTGGGATGCTCAGTCGGTTGCTTCAGCAACTAAAATTGTAAACGACAATATACTTACTTTAAAAAACCCTGATGCTTTAATTAGAAACATAGCACGGGGAGATGTCTCAAGGCTTGATGTAAAAACTAAAGCGGCAATATCTATATTACAAAATAATGATTTATCATTTGCTGAGATAGCGCAAAACCTCCGTAACTTTAGAAGTAACGAGTTAGCAGCTAGAGCGCAGCAAGAAGCCGTTAAAGACGCGGAACAAAGTGACCTTAACGATGGTTACGCAGCTACTATGCTTAAATCTATAAACGAAGGTGATGCCACGCTATTTAAAGAAAACTATGACCAGCTATACAAATTTGATAAAGTTAGGGCTGAAGAACTTAGAACAAAATATCTAGAGGCTGGACTTGCACCAGCTATTAGTGACGCTGGTTCTCGTGGCTATCTCCAAGGGTTACGGTCTAACATAGGTTTTGATGATGTTGATAAACATTGGCTTAATTTAAATTTAGCTGACCGAGATAAATTTTATAAACTAGCAGAATTTTATGCGAATGAAGAAACTAAAATAGCTATTGAAGTTTTGCTTGGTAAAATGGAATTGCCTTTAAATTATCAATTACTTGATAAAGATGACCCAAATTATAATAAATCTTTTTTAGCTCAAAAACTTGTAAGCGCATTACAAAATGAAGCCTTAACATACAAAAGGCTTGACCAAGATTTTGAAGCGCGTGAATTTGTTAACACTCTCATAAATCAATTTAATGATGACATAGAATTGGCTGTCAAAAATGTTCAAGTTGTTGCGGCAAATAAATTTATTAATCTTATAAATACACAAGGCCAATTAAATTTAGAATTAGGTGATTTTAATACGGCAATATCAACGCTTGAGGGGTTCAAGGCATTACTTGCAAAGAAACAAGGATTGCCGGGCGAGTTAGATTTTGATGACAAAGAAATTGACGCTATAATTTTAAAAATTAAAGAGGCTTTATAATGGATATTCTTGAAGCCAGAAGACAGTCTCATAGCGTAAGACAAAACCCTATGCACGATTTGGTTTTTACATCAACGGGCGTTGAGGTTGCTAATATGCGTTCTAGAAACACCACCAAAGAAATGTTTGGGTTTGATGGGCAAGATGTAGCAAATACAGCAAAAGCAGCGGGTCGAGCAATAACTGGTGGTGTACAAGATGCAGTGACAGGTGTTGTTGGACTAGCTGATGATATTGGTCAAACCATTGACGAAAAAATTGGTGGTCTTGGTTACTTAACGATGGGGCCAGATGGCATTGAGTATACGCGAGAAAAGCCAGAGGGTGCGCCTAGATTAGATGAAATGTTTGACGCTGGCTTGCAAGAGCTTGGTATTAAAGTCCCACAGGGAGACAGTGGCCTTGAGGCGTTAGGTCGTGGGTTGGTTCAGTTTGGTGCGGGTATGATTGCCGCCCCTATCCGTGGTGTTGGGTACGTTAATACAATGTTGCGTGGTGGTTTTGCTGACGCACTGTTTGACCCAGAAGAAGGTAACCTTTCTACGCTTTTAAAAGAGTTTGGTTTAGATAATGCAGTTCTTGATTTCTTAGATAGTAAAGTTGATGAGGAAGCTTCTGCTGAAGAGCGATTAACGGCGAGAATGAAACAAGCTTTAGAGGGTACTGGGATTGCGTTACCTATAGACCTTATTGTTAATGGTTTTAAAATTGTACGTTCTGACGAAGGTGCGGTTGAAATAATTCGTAACAAATTGTCAACTGTTACGGATACAATAACGCAACCGGGTGAAATGCCTACGGTTGGGAGCAACCTTGGCAACATTGCAGACTTTAAAGCACCTACTGAAAAAGAGCCGGGCATAATAGCTTTTAGTGGTTCTAAAAACGATTTTGATGAATTTAAACTTGAAAAAGTAGGAACTGGAACAGGTGAAGCGGCTTTTGGTAATGGTTTATATTTTTCTGATTTAGAAGAAATTGCGCTGTTTTATAGGCGTTCATTTGGCTCTGATCAAAAAGAAGGAAAAGTGTACCAAGTTGCGCTTGATGTAACGCCAGATAAACTTTTAGATTACGACAAGCCCATTGGACAACAAAACCAATTTGTTCAAGAGCGTTTGAGAAAACTTGTTGAAACTGAACTAAATGAAAGCGATGCGGCTAATCTAGGTTTTGAACCTTCTGAGCTTAACAAAGCTAAAGAAGCAATGCTTAAAGGTGATATGTCCGTAATTTATTTTCTAAACAACTGGGCTGTGTTTAGAGGCAAAGATAACGCGGCTGAAGAGTTGCTTGATAAATATGGTGTTAAAGGCATTAAATATAAGGCAAATCGCAAGGATGCTGCCATAGGTCAAGTCTCTGATTCTGACCCCAACAACTACGTTATTTTTGACGACAAGCTGATTAGCATTATGAAAAAATACGGCATTGTTGGGCCAGTAGCTGTAACAGCAAAATCGGTAGCGTCTAATAATGATGAGCAAGAGGGTATCTAATGTCAGCCTATCGTGAATTAGTTGAGTTTATAACCAAGTCAGTAACAAATGCTGAAAATAAAGCCTATGGTAATTTAGTGCCAGATGAAGACATAACGCCCGGCCCCGGCGGTTCTCTCGTAATTAAAGGTTTAGACAATACCGACGTTGAGGCGTTGAATAATGTTTTGCGTGACGGTGGTTTTGAGCCGGGTTTAAACCTTGGGCGTATCGGTCAAATATTTGATGGAACGACAGATGACTTTAACCCAACAACTGTTTTTGAAAACATCAAGAAAAACAATGAAGCTTTGTTTAAGCATCTTAAAAGAGACAAGCAGTCTATGGACGCTATGGTTGCAATGGCAAACGCAACGGGTTTTGAAAACATTGCAGTAAAATTTCTTAACAGAAAACCGGGCGAAATACTTCCAGCAGAGGATGTATTAGCTGGTATTTTAACGCTTATAAAATTTGGTAAAGAGTTACAGTATGGAGCGCACAAGGCTTATCGCAGTTTAGACCGTCAAACTAGAGAAACAGAATTTAAAAAGCTACAAGTTATGGCGGCTGTGCAATCTAATTTAGCTGCACAAGTTTCTGGTAATGTATCTGAATATGGTAGAGGTTTAGGCGTTGTAAGTTCTATAGCAAAGCTAGAAAATTTAGATGTATCCGCTTATGCAGAAAGTTTAGATACATGGGTACGGGAAGCTGACGATGGTTTAGTTGATTACCACCTACATACTTTTCTACAGCTTTCTACACCAATGCAACGAGCCAGATATGCAGAAAAAGGTTTTGTTTCAAAGTCTTGGGATTTTGCAATGGAGAATTATATTAATGCTCTTTTGTCTGCCCCTTCTACGCATATCGTAAACATTGCGGGTAATGCTGCTTTCCAAGTGCAAACTATAGCAGAACGTGGATTAGCCGGGGTCATAGGAAATATAAGAACTCTTGGCGGTTTGCGAGGGGATATAGGTGACCAAAGGTATGTAGGCGAAGCGGCTGCCGAAGCTCATGGTCTTATGATGGCGCAAAAAGATGCTATGCTTCTTATGGCTAGAACTATGATGACTGGTGAAAGTGGTGACCTTGTAAGTAAAATAGACTTGCGTACTAGACGAGCATTAGGAAGCACCGACAATTTAAACGATGTTAAAACAAGTATGGCCCAAGGTGATTATTTTAAATCGTTTGTTGATTTAATGGGCATTTCTACAAGGTTACCGGGAAGGTTTCTAGCAAGTGAAGATGAGTATTTTAAAGTTATTACGATGCGTCGTGTGCTGTACAGAGAAGCGCACCGAGCATCTCAGATAGCTTACACAACAGCAAGGCGTGAAGGTATAGGTAGAGATGAAGCTAAAGAATTAGCGTCGCAAAAATATGCCGACATAATAACGACAACGCCTGACGAAATTAAAAAGATGATGACTACTGAAGCGCGAAAGATGACTTTTCAGGGTGCGCCTGATGGGTTTTTTGGTCGTGCTGGTTCGTTTGTAAATAGTGTTCCATTAATCAAAACTGTTGTGCCATTTTATAATACGCCAACAAATATTATTAACGAAGCGTTTGACCGAACCTTAAACTGGTCACCAGTTTACAGAGCTATAAAACAGACAAACTTACCGGGTACTCAGATTATGCCGGGCGGGAATACACCAATAAGCGGAAAAGAATTAGACGATGCTCTAGCTAAATTAACATTAGGCAACGGTATAGCTATGACGATGTTGTATATGGCTAGTGGCGAATATGGTGATAACATTGTTATTACTGGCACAGGCCCAAGTGAGTACAACGCCAAACGTAATATTATGGATCCGGCTGGGTTCAACCCAGCATCTATAGGCATTAAGCAACCTGACGGCACTTATGAAACATTTACTTTTAGTAGATTTGACCCAATGTCGGCTTTGCTTGTAATGGGTGCAGACTTAGCAAACTATATGAAATACGAAGATGACCCGAACTTACTATCGGCCGTTATTAAAGGTTATGTTTTAGCAACGGCTGAGTATGCGTCTAGCTTACCATTTCTTCAGGGTGTATCAGAAATGTCTGAGTTTGCTATGGGCCGAGGTACGAAAGAAGACGCTGGTGAAAGAATGATGCAATATTTAGGTCAACTTTCAGCGGGTGTTGGTACGAATGTATTAGGTAATTTAGACCGTTCAACGTTTGGATTAGGTAGCTATGCCGCACATTATTTAAGTGACGGTCAGTATACACCAGTGACACAATCTAGCTTTCACGCGATGCTTGAAAGGATGAACGACCCAACTGCAAGCAATACGGGATTACCGCCGGGCAAAGACCCTATAACTGGCAAGCTAATTACTGAAGCTCCTAAATGGGTGCAAGGTTTCTATAGCGGTTTACAAAAAGCTAAAGCTAGAAACTCATATTTTTCAGATAGTCTACCACCAGCATTAGATTTTTGGGGCAATGAAATAGTAAGAGGTCAAGGAACTTTAAGTGAAAACTTTAATCCTACACGATTAAGAACGGCTAAATATTCTAAAGTAGACCAAGAGCTTCTTAGATTAAGTGAGATAGGAATGGGAACTTTTTCACAGCACAACAAAAGCATTAATCAGGTTAAACTAAACAATGAAGAAATTAATGAGTTTCATACGCTTATCAATACCGTTGACGCAAACGGTAATACGCCAGAAGATACGGGCTATGACCCAACAAGCACATTAGCTAATTCTTTGTTGTTTGAAGTTCTTGATGCTGATTATCAATCATTAATTACAGATGAAGACAAATTCAAATCATTAAACACAATTTTAGAAGATAGGCGTGAATTAGCTAGAGAGGCGTTTGTTGAAGGTTCATCACGGTTTCAACTAATGAAAATGTTAGAGGAAGCAATGCAGTGACAAACGTTTGTAAATGGTGTACAAATACCAAAAGTGAGGTATGGTAAATGGCTACGTTTAGTGTATTAGATCAGGTAAGGCGAACTCAAGGAACTGGTGACGGTTCTAATACTGAGTTTAGTTTTAGTTTTCAGGTCAACAATACATCAGATATTAAAGTTCATGTAGGCAATACGCTCCAAACGGAGAGTACTCATTATGATATAGTTGACGCTTCCAATGCGGCTGGCCTAAACGCCAATGGCACAGGAAAAGTTAAATTTAAAACTAGCCCTAATGACCACACCCCGGCAAACGGTTCTACGGTAACTATTCATTCAGATGTTCCTTTGGCTCGAACGTCTGTCTATACATCGGGCGGTAATATAACGGCTACAGCTTTAGAGGGTGATTTTGACACAATCACTATGCAAGTGGCTGATAGAGAGGAGCGTGACGCTAGAGCCTTAACCGCTCCTATCACTGATCCAGTAACTGTTGATATGAATATACCATCAAAATCTGCTCGTTTAGGTTATGTGTTGGGTTTTGATGATAGTACGGGCAATCCTATTCTCGGCCCTAAAATAAGTAACTTTAGTACGCTTACTTCTATATCTGCGGATATTGCGACACTAGCCGACATAGAAGACGGTACAGTGGCGACAACGGCAATCTCTAGATTAGCTGCTGTTGATACTGACATAAATGCGTTGGCAGCCATTAAACAAGAAATCATAGATTGTGCGGCTGGTTTAATTCACACCACACCCATTAGTCGCGGCGGTACTGGTGCGACTACAGCCGCACAAGCAAAAATCAACTTAGGAATAACAGACGGAATTACACTTCAACAAGCTTCAGATGAAGCATTAGCACTGGCAATTGCATTAGGATAGGAGAAAAACAATGGCTGATGATGCAGTAGTAACAGTCTCGGCGACGGTGTTGCCAGACGAAATACAAAAGACGTTCTCGTCTTCGATGACAAAAAGTCCGAAAGACGGTAACGACAAATGGTACTATAAACTAACAAGCGTAAGTAACTCAAGCACAGACTTAATGGCTGGCTATTACACTGACTACACTGCTGTAGACGATGATACAGCCCCAACAGCAATAGATGCAGCAGATAAAGTAGAGTTCTTGTTTGTCAAAAACACTGACGCTGCTGAGAGCGTATACATTGTTTTAGACGGTGGTACTGCTGGACCAACTACAGCAGACGGTATTCACCTAGGCCCATCAGAAGCTTTTGCTTTACGCTTACCCAACGCAACTGTAGCTGACATACACGCTATCAGTTCTGCTGGTACAGTAACTTGCATAGTGTGCGCTTTACTTGACGATGTAGCGTAAGGATAGGTTATGGCTAATACATTTAAAAACCATACTAAAGCTTCTATAGGAACAACTGGTCAGAGTATTTATACAGTTCCAAGTGGCACTACGTCTGTAATGATTGGCCTTAACCTTGCTAATACTTCTGCTGCTCAAGTCACTGGCGATGTGCTGTTGAATGGCACTCACATTGTTAAGAATGTTCCTATCCCTGCTGGCTCGGCGCTCGATGCGCTGGGCGGCAAAATAATATTAGAGGCTGGGAATAATGTAGTTGTTGAGTCAAGTGCAGCAAACAGCATTGACGTAATTCTTAGCGTATTGGAGCAAACATAAATGGCTGGATATATTGGAGTTGTTAGTCCTACCTCAGTATCAAACACCGACTCTATTACGGTAACAGGTGACATTACATTTGATGGGCTTTTATCGAACGATGACTCGATTGATGCGGATGTTACAATTTTGTCAGGAAGAAATGCAGCAGTCGTTGGACCAGTAACAATAAATGCTGACGTAACAGTTACAGGGACTTTGACTATACTATGAGTGAGTTGTTTGTAAATAATATTAGCAATCAAGCTGGCACAAGAGGATTAACTATTAATAGTAGTGGGTTAGTATTACCTAAATCTTTAATGTTTAAGGCTCTTGCTGATGACATAGATCAATCAGTTTCTGCTGGTACTGACACAGTTGTACAATTTCCAACTGTTGTTATTGATAATGGTAGCGGCTGGGATAGTACTAACCATAGATATATTGGAAGCGTTGCAGGGTATTATTTATGTTCTGCAACAATAAGATCATCACAACAAGTTGTATCTAAAAAAGTTATAGCTTGGCGTAAAAATGGCGTTCAAGCGAGTGGAATTGAAACTCGTTTTCAAACAAATACTGATGAATTAACAAGCAGTAATTTACCAGCACCAACTACACTAATTGAACTAAATGGTAGTGGTGATTACATAGATCTTGTATTTAATTGTGAAGAAGCAATGCAATTATCTACTTCTAATATTCCAGCCCATTCAGAAATAAACATTATATTGGTACACGCAACATGACCTCCATAATAAAAGTTGATGAGATACAAAACAAAGCTGGCACTTCAGCTTTTGATATTAGAAGTAATGGTATCGTTAATAATAAAGTACCTTGTGGTTTTTCTGTTGGTCTTGTTAATGCTACTGATCAGACAGGTATTGTAACTAATACTTTTACTAAAACTGAGTATGTAAAAACTAATGTTGATCATGCTTTTGATACACACAATGGATGGAGTGACACAAATCACACTTACACTGTACCAGCTAATTGTGGTGGTTACTGGCTTTTAAATGTATGGGCTGAGTTTGACAGAGCTTCCGAAACTAATGTTATCACTATTACAAGAGGCACAACAGTAACAAATAATAATAGCCAACATTATGTTAGGGGTGTCCACGTTTCAAACCCTCAAAACGCTAGTAACCCTACTCCTAATATACAATTTTTTGTTTCTCTTAATGATGGTCAAGCTATTCACTCACAAGTTTATCACACTTATGGGAGTAATGCTACGCTTTTAGCTCCTGATGCTGGGGATGATTATTTAAGGTCTGGTATGCAAGGTTGGAGGTTATTTTAATGGCAGGATACATAGGCACAGTACCAGCACCTCAAGCTACTCAACGAAGACAGACGTTCACAGCGACTGCTTCTCAAACAACCTTTGGTACTGTTGGATATACTGTAGGTTTTATTGATGTATTTTTAAATGGTGTCAAACTAGTTGATGGCACTGACTATGCAGCTACTAATTCTAGTGAGGTTGTTTTAACTACTGGTGCTGCTGCTGGAGATGTTCTTCATGTTATAGCTTTTACTGCTAATGACACTGCTTCAACGATGGGTGGTGGCAAGTTTAAGGGTGATCGAGGTACGTTTGGTTCTGGCGGTGCAGATATATTCAGGGTGCATGAGCAAGAGCTAAACACGGATGTAACCATAGAGGCTACTGAGAATGCATTAGCTAGTGGCCCTTTGACTGTAGCTAGTGGTGTTACCTTGACTGTTACAACAGGGGGGAACTTGAGCATTGTCTGAGATACGAGCAACAACAATTAGTGATGAGACAGGTAACGGTCCTATTGCTTTGACTAAGCAACATGCTGCTAAACTTTGGATAAATTTTGATGGTGCTACAGCCGATGCAACTGAAAATTTAACTGGTGTTAGAGACAGTCTAAATGTTTCGAGTTTAGTAGACGTTTCTTCTGGAAAATATAAAATAAATATAAATAATAATATGGCAAATGATGACTATAGTTTGCAATGTTCTCATACAACAAGCTCTGGTGGCAGAAGCGATCTTATTCCTTTTATAGATCAAACAACAAATCCTATGGCAGTTGGATCTTTTGGTGTATTATGTGTTTCTTCTGTTTTTGATGATACTCCTGTTGCATGTTCTACAATACACGGAGACCTAGCATGAGTACACTAAAGGTCACAAACATCCAAGCTACAGGTGAAACAGTTAGTCGTGCAGTGTCAGGTGTTGCTGCTGCTTGGTGTCAATACTCTGGTAGCGGTACAACATTTGCTGACAGTTTTGGCATGAGTTCAGCAACAGATAATGGTACTGGCGATTATACTGTTACTTTATCAAACAACATGGCTAATGATGATTACGCACCAAGCAATATATCTCTATTTAACAATGTAAGCGCAGCTTCTATTGCTGCTGCTTCTGTTCAAGTCCAAATAACAAACAACTCTTTTTCTAGTGCAGATGGTTTAGTTTGTGTAACATTTCACGGAGACTTAGCATGAGCAGTACTCTAACAGTCACCAATGCTAATACTACTAATCTTACTACCACGAATGTTACAGCTACTAATCTCACTGATGGTGGTGGCACAACTTCTACGTTTGCTAATGTGCGTGCTGGTTCTTTAAAAAGTTATATTTTTGGTGATTCTGCTGCAAATATTTTAAAAAGTTTAAACGTCAGTGGTGGCGTTGATAACGGAACAGGTAATTACACATACAGTTTTACGTCAGCTATGGATTCTGTAAATTATAGCTGTGGATGTGCAGCAAACAGTGGTAATGATAGAAGTGCAATGACTAACAGTAAAACGGCTTCTAGTTATATAGTTGAAGTTGCACAACAGAACGGAAATGCTGTTGATAGCTCACATAGCTCAAATGTTGCAGGAGACTTAGCATGAGTACACTACAAGTCTCCAATCTCAACGATGGCACAACAACTGTAGCGACTACGTTTGTTACTAGTGGGTCTGCAAAAGTTTTTTCTAAAACAAGTGCAGATGGAACAAGTATTACAAAAAGTTTTAACGTAAGTAGTTTAGTAGACACTAATACAGGTCAGCAAACTATTAATATAAATAGTAATATGTCTGATGGTGATTATATTGTTCAAGTTGGGAAACATACTTCTGCTGCAAATGCTGAATGGGTTCAAAGCACCGCAGTGGGAAGTTTCATAATGTATAATTATAATGGGTCATCTTATGTAGACTCTATAATGTTTACTTCTGTTGATGGAGACCTAGCATGAGCCACGGACATCTATGGGATAGATTAGCAGAAGCTAAGACTAGGTTAGATCCAGTACAATCTAAATACAGAGTATTGTTCGAAGATCCTAACGAGCCAGATACACCAGCTAGGGTGCTATGCCCAGATCCTAATTGGATGGCTTGTGCTTTGACTGGCGGCGTACTTCCTCCGATAGAAACCTATCAGCGTGACAGAGATGTGCCTGACGGAGAGCCAAAGGAACACCCATACGCTGAACCTATTGGTCCTATGACAGAAGAGGAAGCAATAGAATACTTAATTCAGAAGGATATAGATCCGTCAGTATGGCGAGACTATAAAGGAAACAGAACAATTATGAAGATTGTACCTGTTGAACTGATCCCTAGTGATCGCTCATTTAGAAACGCATGGAGAATTATGCAATGACTAAAACCTACATCAATATAGACGGAGATGTTCGTGATGCATCTTCTCTAAAAATACCAGCAGACAGAACCTTTAGGAGTGCTTGGCAGTATAACGAAAATGTTATCGAGATTAACATGACTAAAGCAAAAGAAATTCATAGGGATAATCTAAGGTTAGAACGTCAACCACGTTTAGAAGCTTTAGATGTTGACTACATGAAAGCTTTAGAAGCTGGCTCAGGTGCAGATGCTATAGCTGCTAAGAAAAAGACACTGAGGGATATCATAGCAGATGCTCGTATTGATAATGCAGCAGATGCTGACGCACTCAAAGCATTGGATTTGGCTACTCTATTAGGAGAGTAATATGTCTAAAGCTAAAAACTTAGCTAACTTTCAGACTACGATTACTGATGGCACAACTTCAGTAGCTACTAGTTTTGTAACTAATGGATCTGTTAAGCATTGGGTTAATTATGATGCAGTAAATCAAACAACAGATGGTTCTTTAAATCAAAGCAGTTTAGTTGATAATGTAGAAGGTGATTATACTAGCAATTACACTAGTAATTTAGCTAGCGCACGAAACAAATGTATTATGACTGGTACTTGGAACACTGTAGACAATGGTAGTAACACAAATTCAGGTGCTGGTAGAGGTGGTTCAAACTCTGATCAAGCAGGAGATTCTGTTCAATCCGTATCCTCAATTAATTTTCATACTTATTTTCTTGCTAAAAGTACTGCTAATGGCGATTTTGAAGATACGAATGGTTCATATTGCATGACAATTGGAGACTTAGCTTAGGTGATTATATGAATATTTTATTAACTTTAATGTACAAAAACTAGAGGTAACAAATGGTACATATATATGATTTAAATCCAAACCTACGTCCGGGCGGTGCGCCGAAGCCTAAGAAAAAAGCGGCGGCTAAAGAAGAAACTGCCGAAAAGAAAAAGGCCGGGCGTCCTAAGAAGAAAAGCTAATGGAGCTACCCAAGGTTAACATAGCCGTTGCCGCTAGTGCGGTGGTAGCCATTGTGTCAACCGTGGGCGGTGGCATTTGGTATGCTTCACAGCAAGCATCAATCATTGAAGGGCTTACTTCTCAAGTAGAAAGATTGACGATTGAGAACAACGCAACCGACCGCACCAACCTAATCAGAGATGTTGAGAACAACAGCGAGAACATTGATGAGATGATCGATATGCTTGCTGAAATTTACGATGAAATGGAACAGGCAGATAGTGAACTTTGGGATGAGGTAGATAATATGATTAATTACTTCACTCAGTTGGTTCAGTTACAATCTCGCATAGCAATTCTTGAAAAGACAGTAGAGTTTACACGGCGTGATGGGATGTAGTCATGGACCCATTAACGATTTTAGCTGGCTTAAAAACAGGGCTTGCTGCTGGCAAAACTGTAGCGAGTTTATCTAAAGAGATTGGTAACTTTTTTGATGCAACTGACAATGCAAAAAAGAAATTACAAAAAAAAGGTGTAAGCAGTTCAGACGTTAACTCGATTGCTATGGACCGATGGGCCAAAGAGCAAGAGGCTGCACAGGCTGAAGAGGATCTACGCGAATGGGTGTGCAACAATCTTGGCAAAAGCAAATGGGACCAACTTCTACGCATAAGAAAAGAAGTGTTGCAAGAAAAGCGTGAGATGGAAGCTAGACTACGACGCGAAGCTATAGAGAGACAAGAGTTAGCTGTTACCATTGCTGGAATTGTTGTGCTGCTCACTTTCGCGTTCGTCGGCTCGACGGCTTATATGCACTATTTGGGTTGGGTAGATGTGCGTGATTGGTTTCGTTGAAACTAGTTGAGGTGAAAAGAAACAGATGGGTGATTTACAGAAAAAAAAAGGTGGTAATTCAGACCACCGACAAACGAGTAGCAATGAGGATTATGGAGAATGGCACACACAATAATTGATGATTGGAAAATAGTACCCCGGCTTATGATGCTAGCGGTTACGGTTTTAACTTACCAGTCGGTGCATTGGTACATGGGACTTGAGGAACCTACCAATGGGCAAGCTGGACTAGTGTCTGTGTGCATGGGCGCACTCACTGGTTGCTTTGGTATCTGGATGAACAAGGAAGCGAACAAATGATTGGAATTGTAAACAGCCTAAGTGGTTTAGCCAAGAGTTACATTGATGCAAAAACCGCAGTTAAAATTACAGAAGCAGAGATTAAAAAGAAGCAGCTTACCGGGGAAATTGATTGGGAACAATCTGCGATTGAGGCTAGCAAGGATAGCTGGAAGGATGAGCTTTGGACACTTGTGTTTGTTGTTATCCTTGTTGCTAATTTTATTCCTTCTCTACAAGAAACTATGGCACGAGGATTTGCCAACCTTGAGACTACCCCCCTCTGGGTTCAATGGGGGATGTATGCGTCCATTGCCGCCTCGTTTGGAATAAGAACTATGAAAGGCTTTGGAAAATGAAACAGAACTTTGATCAATCACTAGAAATGTTATTGCATCACGAAGGGGGATACGTTTGGCATCCTGAAGATCCGGGCGGTGAAACAAACCTTGGTGTTACCCGCGCAGTCTATGAGCAATGGGTTGGGCGTCAGGTCATGGATGGCGAGATGAAGAGACTGACAGTTTCAGACGTAGCTCCTATCTACAAAAAAAATTATTGGGATAGAATACGGGGTGATGACTTACCCTCTGGGCTAGACTTTGCGGCTTTTGATTGGGCGGTAAACTCTGGCACAGGTAGGCCAGCCAAGGTCATTCAGAAGTACATTTCAGCAAAACAAGACGGGGCAATCGGGCCACGAACCCTAGCACTCGTATCCGAAAATGATCCGTCAGATATGATTCAGTATTTGTACGAACAACGTCAGAAGTTTTACGAACGACTAAAAACGTTTGAAACATTCGGTAAGGGTTGGACAAGGCGGAACCAAGAAACATTAAAGGCAGCAATGGAGATGGCTAATGGCTAAGAAAAAAGGTTTGTGGGATAACATCCACGCTAAAAGAAAAAGAATTAAGGATGGTAGTGGCGAGAAGATGCGTAAGCCGGGAAGCCCCGGCGCACCTACCAATAAAGC